CTTCAAGCGACCTGTCTCGTGAAAAACCAATAGGTAGAGTCCCCGAAGAAACTTCGGAATCACTACCCTTCCAGAAAACCTCTTTGTCAGAGGCAAACCTGAAAGTATGTATTGGCCGCCGTCAAGACACCTATCTAGGTGCTTGGCAACTGCAGGGAGGTCTTCGAGATAAACTCGAATACCCCTATGCTCCACGAGACTCAGGAGACGGGTGAGATCTCTCTCAAATTCCATCTCCAGCGTCGGAAACGCGTACTTGGCATCTTGGAAGATAGCCCGGTACACGTTGCTCAGCTCGCTAACATGGCACTTAGACATACAGGGATTAACTCCTTGAAATGTCCCATGCTGTTAGAGAACTACTCAACTCTAACTGGGAAGTCACGGCAATCGATCCAGGGTGTAGACGACGAGTCTACATAACAACTTCAGGTTTCACACCTGAAGCTCCTTAATCGAACCGCTTAGGACTCCCAGCCGCCCAACGACACCAAGAGCGCATTTGTCGATGCTACTGCCAAAACGCAGATTGCATTGTACAAAGCGACCGAGGTATCCGATGGCAAGCACTCGAAGACGAAGTAGAACTTACGTTCATACTCCGCGACTCCGCTTGCAGCGAAGATGGTCTGCGTAACCTCAAGGTTATGCCGGTCATACTTCACTTTGTCGACGCCTTTCGTCACATTGCTGTGACGAATCTTGGCGACATACATCGACGTTGAATTGCGGAACTTGTACTCTGACGAGTACGGGTCACCAGAGTTCACCTTCACCAAAACGATGTCGCCACCGGATTGGGGAAGTGTGAGAGTGGAACCTAACATGCGAGACCTCCTAGAGTAAATCGAACCGTTCCCAAGGCTTAATGGCCTTTAGAACAGCCAATGAACCTAGGATCGACACTTGCCGAGTTGTTAAAACTGGCAAGGTTGGGAGAGGAAACGGAATCACAGGAAAGACAGGAAATCTTTCCTTCCGAATCATCTCCTCCTCGTACCACCCTGAAAGGGTGTACTGAGAAGGGATAGGGCCTGATGTATTTATGTACTCCGACTTAGAAGTCGAAGTACGCATCAGACTGATTCGGCCAAAGGTCAAACCTAACGCGTTGTTACTAGCCTTGATACAATTATCAAGATTAGAAAACCAACCCGCTAGCCAGCTCCATGGAGTTAACTCCCATGCAGCTGCCAAGGCACCGTATCTGTCGATACCGCCTGCACTAGTCCACGCGAGCCCCCGAAGGGGTCGGTAGCCAAGTTCAGGAAGCTTAGAGCCAGCTGCGAGTTTCCACTCCGCTGTGCCCCAAGATTCGGTACGCATCACTACGTTGCGATCGCCTCGAAGCACAAATCTAATACCGTGCAATTGCACGTTACTAGTATAGTGCGACGTAGCTTTGACCAGGTGACAACGTCTCTTCAAAGTTCTGCCATCCCTAAGCGCGTACAGTTCCCGCATTCGGTTATCCACCGATTGCTGAAACCTTAAGAGCTTACGGAGGTCGGATACTAAAGGTCTGTAGGCCCACTGATAGGTGATAAATCCCCTAGCAGCGTCTCTAATAAGAGACCGGCCCCAGTTCTCTAGTGTACCCGGGATGTCCTTCAACTCACCAAGATAAGCCGGAATGTTCACTTCTGGAACAGACGGATTAGTCTTGGCGAGTATCTCCCATGCGGCGTCGTTCAGCGTAGCAAGATTGTACGCTGGCCAAGCACCACGTGGGTCATCGGGCCCTGGATGATATTGGATAGGATATCCAACAAATTCCCCGGCACCGGTGACAGTAGGAAAGTGCGTAAAGGTACGGACGAGATCGAAACGATTACTCGTTTCGCGTTCTCCGACAGTATCTGCGCAACTTTCATACGGACCATGAGTTATACAAGCGAAATCTTGGAGATTCCCGAATGCGTAATAAGAACCGCATTCCTGGAATCTTCCATCATTCACTCTTGTCCTATTCATGATCGGCATCCTCGTAGCAGAACCCCAAGGGTGTATGGAATACAAACCGAGATATGATCTCAGTTGGAGACCAGCAACATGCTGGTCT